CAAGAGGTTGGGATTGATCACCCGTAAAAGGTCCTAAAAAGTGGGAGGGACGAAAAGTAACCGTTAGTATTCACCATACGAGTGTGAACCACAACTAGATTTTATAAAGCATATGGTACAAGCACACTTATGTAATGGTGCTTGGTAGGTTCGATTCCTGCATGCTTTACTACATATAAACACTAATAACATTTTACAATGGCACTCAAGAAAACAAAAAGAAAGAAAGTAGACAAAATACTAAGAAAACTAAAAAAGAAAGTTAGTGATTACTCTAGTCAATTAGGTTTCTTACCTAATGGACAGCCATCACAGCTATCACAGTTAGATATTAATAGTTTATCACATACTTCGTATGCAGATTTAAATATTAGTAGATATTATACTACTAGTTGGTATAATAGAGTAGATAACTTTCAAGGACTATATTAGATGACTAAGTTTATAGTATTTAATACTCTTGCACAAGCGGAAGACTATGCAAGACGTAGACAGAAACCATTTAAACATGGACAAGTCTCAGATCCAGAGTATCCTGAACTATTATCAATATACTTTGTAATTGATAAAAAGCGTAAACGTGTGTTATGTAAAACTTACATTGACTGTGGTAGATGGAATAATCCAGACATATGTGTTGATGTTATAGGTAGATATAAACAAACTACCGCATCAAAAAAAAGGCGTGAAGGTTGATCACCTTTAATCTTTATAGGAACAAAATCCAGGGTCTATAGAGTAGCATAAAATCTCGGTGTGGTGACCGTCAATGATGTACAAAAGAGAGTGTATTAGATCAATACACTCTCACATCTTCTTATAAAGCAAATGGTTAATGTGAGTTCGATTCCCACATGCTTTACTATGCATAAGCATAATCAACAACTATTTATTAATTAATTACTTTAAAACAACAAGTAAAATGGAGAAAAATCCACAAATCAGAATCGAGCGTGTACGAAGTACAGCAAACAAGCAAGTAGTTCAACTTGAACTAAGAAAAGAACAAGCATCATCAACTGATGGTAGTTTATTAAACATGTCTTTAGGTAGTCGTGCTAAGAAATATGTAGACTGGTTCCCAGTTGACATTAATTTCCTTGAAGCATATGGTTATGACTTTGACGCTGTTACATTAGGTAACATAGTAAACGCACCTAAGCAAGAGATGACTCTTGACGGAGATAATCTATTCAATAACCACTTAACAAGAGTGAGTGATGTAGAAATATCTACTCGTCCAGGTGAGTTATTTCTAGAAGAGTTTCCAGTTGTAGATTTATTTATAACTGAATCATTTAGCCCATCATACGATGGACACAACCCTAAGCAGAATCCTTCTACTAAAGAAGTGATGTGTAAAGAGGGACAGCCTATCTATTGGCAGTGTAAAACTAAAATAGCTGAACACGAAGAGTCATTTGACACATTCATCCAAGCTGATGGATCTAAAGAAGCAGGTGCAAAAGCTGACGCACTTGTAGAAATGATGTCTAACGAGTTAGCAGATTAAATTAGATTGTAGTAAGTCTAAGTTAAATGAGAGTACTGGTGTAACAACCAGTGCTCTCTATTTATTAAAAGTTTTAAAACAAATAAGAAAATGATAACAGTAACTTTTGTATTAGCAGTTATAGCTAACATTATTGCAGTGTTTACATTATTAGTGAACATGTCTACAGACAAAGCATTGCAAGATTTAGAAAATGGTGTTAGAGAATGTATAGCATATTCACGAACTAATAAGCTACTTATTGACACTTTAGACAATAAAGTAAACAAACCTAAAGCTAAAAGAGGTAGACCAAAGAAGAATGTTAAACCTGTTGTGCACCACCTCAATGGAAAGCAATAAGGAATTTATTACTCGTATGGCAGTGATGCTCAACGAGTTACCAGAAGAAAAGAGGCGTGATTATTTCACGCTTCTTCCTTTTTTAGACGTACAGTTAACTCTTAGAGATAATTTGTTTATTATTGAATTAATGACTAATCTTGAGTTTCATTTAATAGAAAAATTAGATTGGTATGGTAGAGCAAAGATTAAAAAACAACTCCGAGAAGAACTTAGAAATTTCTGTGACACAAGTAAACATTCTTTCTCGTTTTATGACGATGACAAAGAGTAAGTGTAACAAATTTTGGGCCGTAAGGCATATAGATAGAATATTAAAAATACTAAACAGACATCTAAATGATACAATTCGTAGGAAACCCAAAGCTTCTTGATTGCTGTGCTACATGTACAGATCTAGAACCTGTAATAAACTATTGTAAAGACAAGAAAATACTTGCAATAGACACTGAGACTACAGGATTGAATCATATTGACGACAAAATGATTATGTTTCAGATAGGTGATAAAGATGTGCAGTTTGTTATTGATACAAGATACATAGATATAACACCTCTTAAATTCATACTAGAAGATCCTGGAATACTTAAGATACTACACAATGTTAAGTTTGATTACAAGTTTATTATGAAATATAATATTAGACTTAATAATGTATGGGATACTATGCTAACTTCACAGGTTATACATTGTGGTAAACAGATGTCACATAGCTTACTAAATGTTCTTGAAAGAGAGCTAAATATAACTATGGATAAATCTATAAGAGCTAGTTTTATTATAAAAGGTAGCGATGAGTTCACTGAAACAGAGATCAAGTATGGTGCTAGAGATGTAGAATATCTTATAGAACTATATAATAATCAAACAGTTACAGTGATACAGCATAATCTTATACATACAGCAGAACTTGAGAACAAAGCTGCGCTAGCGTATGCAGACATCGAGTACAATGGTATTGGTTTGGATAAAGATAACTGGATTAAACTTGCACAAAAAGCAGCTTACAAAGTTACAAGTATGTGCAACACTCTAGATACATACATAGAATCTAATCCAAAACTTAATAAGTTTATAGATGATTATGTACAAGGTGATTTATTTATGGATGTAACACAGCTTAGAAAAGTAAATGTAAAATGGTCATCACCAAAACAAGTGTTAGATGTATTTAAAACATATGGTTTAGATGTGGAAGATGTGAACGGTAAGAATTTATACGTGCACAGTAAAGATCCATTTGTTAAAACCTATATTAAGTACAAAGAGCAAGCCAAACTGGCTACAAGTTATGGTGATAAGTTCTTTGAGAATGTAGATAGTGACGGCAGAGTTCGCACAAGCTTTAAACAAATACTAAATACAGGTAGAGTTGCATCAGGTAGACCCAATATGCAACAGATACCAGCACACAATGATTATCGTAATTGCTTTGTTAGTGGTTATGATGATTGGGTATTTGTATCAGGCGACTACAGCTCACAGGAGCTATGTATTATAGCCACAGGGAGTAAAGACCCAGTGTGGATTAAAGCGTTGGAAGATGGAGAAGATCTTCATAGCGTGTGTGCAGATTTAGTTTATGGCAAAGAATGGCAAGATGCAGCAGACCCTGATTGTGCTTATATGCAATCAAAAGCTAAATGCAATTGCAATAAACACAAGAAGCTGCGCACAAATGTAAAAAGTATAAACTTCGGTTTAGCCTATGGTATGGGCCCACACAAACTAGCTGATACATTATTAATAACTATCAAAGAAGCAGAAAGATTAATTCAGAAATACTTTACAGCATTTCCTGCAATTAAAAACTTTCTTGAGTCTCTTGGTAATTATGGTAAGCAGAATGGACATATTAAAACATATGCACCATATCGTCGTATTAGATGGTTTGAAGAGTGGCAAGGACATAATACAGATAAGGCTGTAATGGGTAAGATAGAACGTGCTAGCAAGAACACACCTATACAAGGTAGTGGTGCTGACATGTGTAAGTCTGCACTTGTTATGGTACGTGATTATATACATCACAACAACTTACCTGTTAAACTAGTGATGACAGTTCATGATCAGATCGACACAATTGTACATAAAAGCTACGCAGACACGTGGAAATACACATTGCAAGACATCATGGAAACATCAACACTAGATATTATACCATCAGGGCTACTAAAAGCAGAGACAGAAATATCAACAGTATGGAAAAAGTAAGTTCTAGAACAGAGAGGCAGCTTGAGATAGTTCAGAAGTTTGCTGATAATAAAGGTAAAGGTACACTGCTAGCAGCTACAGGCTTTGGTAAAACTTTCACAGCTATTATGGTTATTATAAGATTATTGAAGGCTAGGAAAGACGGTAGAGTTATTATTGTTGTGCCTACAATTAATCTTAAGAATCAGTGGAAGAAAGAGCTAAAGCAAAACAAAGTACATAATAGCTGCGATGTAATTGTCATTAACACTGCGTATAAAAATAAACTTACATGTGATTTACTTATATGTGATGAGATACATGCTTATGGCGCAGAACAGTTTATTAAAGTATTTGATAAGATTACATATCAGTTTATATTTGGTTTGACAGCTACAATAGAACGCTCAGATGGTATGCATGAAGTATTACTAAAGTATGCACCTGTTATTGATGAAGTTCCTATTGAAGAATGCCATCAGAATGAGTGGGTTAGTGATTACCTTGTGTACAATCTAGCTGTACCTATGTATGATGATGAGCAAATTGCATATGATAAAGCAAACAAGAAGTTTAGGTATGCCGCAGGTAGACTAGGCTTTGGTGGTGCACAATCATTTAATAATGCTCGTAAGTATCTACAAGACAGTAGTGCTGATCCTGGATTACGTGCAGCTGCAGCTATATATTATAACTCTATGCGTGAGCGTGGTGATATATGTAAGAATTCTCAAGCTAAAATACCTGTTATTAAAGAGTTGCTAGAAAAGTTTGATGACCGTAAAGCCTTGCTATTCAGTGCTTCAACTAAATTTGCAGATGAAGTACAAGAAGAGTTAGGTGATGTGTGTCTAAGTTTTCACAGTAAACGTACAAAGAAACAGCAGGTAGAAATACTTAAGAAGTTTAAGGATGGACGTACAAAACAGCGTGTAATTAGTAGTGTTAAAGCTCTGAATGCAGGTTTTGATGTCCCTGACTGTTCTCTTGGTATTGTAGCTGCAGGTAATTCTAAGAAACTTGATAATATACAACGTACTGGGCGTATTATTAGGTATGTCCCAGGTAAAACAGCAATTATTATTAATCTCTATGCACCTAACACGCAGGAAGTTTCGTGGCTTAACAAGCGACAGGAAGGACAGAATGTAGTGTGGGCTGAAAGCATAGAAGAAATTACAGTATAATGGATGAACATGTAAAAGTGCTACTTAAAATTGTAGACGCACAGCAGAAGCAATTAGAATCAAGCCAACAGCAGATAAGTGTAATGACAAAAGAATATGTCAAGCTTGCTGCTTTAATAAAAGATAAATTAGGCAAGAGTGATTAACGGTTAAACTCTAATCATCTCAGTTACCGAGCGCGATACTGCGATACCAAACCTGAGAGCCTATTTTCTAAAAGCTAAAACAACTACGGATAGGAACCACGAAGCAATCTCTTAGGAGTGCGCATGGTGGAAGTAGAGGACGCGATACCATGAAAATCCCTACTGAGTCTGGAGTCACTGACGAGTGACATAGCTTTTTTATAACCCTCCTAAATCTTTATTTAATTTTTGGATTTAATTTACTTTTTTTGCATTGGAGGGTTTAGTACGTGAGCAAGCTGCGTGAATGCTGCATCTCATACGAGAGTGGGCTGCGTGAGTGCTACATATTTAAATCCTAGTTTAAGCAATATGGCTAGGTTGTTCTGTCGGGGAGGTTAAAGAAATGGTCGTCGGCGGCCTCCCTGATTTAATTTTAAAGCAGAAGTGATGCCTAAAAAAAGAAAACTAAACAGTACAAACCCTAAGTATCGTCCTGCTACAAAAAAGGTAGTAGACACTACAAAACACGATCTAATATGTATAGCAAAAGGTGTTAAAATCTATGCTACATTTAGATAATTATTAATTTAAATTTACATTATGGAAGTATTTTTAGGAGTAATAACTGTCATATTATTATATGTGACATTTGAAACAATTAAATTAAAACAAAAAGAAAAAGAAAATGAGCGTAGAAGAAAACAGCGAAAGACTGGATCGCCACGAAAAAGTTATAGAAAAACTAATAGATCAAGTGGCAAAGCTACAAGTAGCAAATAATATACAAAACTTTATCAATGAAGCTAATTCAAAAGGTAAAGAGGAAGACATTTCTGATACGCCACTCAGGCCGTAGCACAGATTTTATATCTCCATCCTTTGGCTATGGCTGCTTATATAATTGCTCATATTGTTATATGAAACGCCATAAGCCTGAAGGATTGAGTGTGGCCACTAACATTGGTGATATACTTACAGAGTTAAACAACCATGCATACTTCACACCAGTGGAGAAACCCAATCAGACACATGCAGAGTATACTACGTACGACATTAGTTGTAATGAAGACTTTGCACTGCATGCTAAATACTATGATTGGGAAAGGATCTTTGCATTTTTTAGAGATCATCCTGTTGCAATGGGTTCGTTTGCTACTAAATATGTTAATCCAAATTTAATTAACTTTGATCCGCAAGGTAAAATACGTATTAGATTTAGTTTGATGCCGCAGTACATGTCAACATTGCACGAACCAGGTACATCTAAAATTATAGATAGAATTAAAGCTATCAATGCATTTATAGAGGCAGGTTACGATGTACATGTTAACTTTAGTCCTGTTATCGTAGAAGATAATTGGCTAGAGGATTACGAAGAACTGTTTGATATGCTTAACGACTATGTTGAGTATAAAGATCAAGTTAAAGCAGAAGTAATATTTTTAACACATAATAAAAAGAAACATGAAGAAAATTTAGTAAAGCACCCTGAAACAGAAGTACACCTATGGAATCCTGCAATCCAGGAAGAGAAAGTCTCGCAGTACGGTGGAACTAACATAAGGTATGCTAGACATTTAAAGTATTTGTATATAGATGCATTTAAAGCTTTACATGAAAAGATTATACCTTGGAACACAATAAGATATATATTTTAGTATGAAAAAAGGATACCATGACTACACTCCTGTAGTTGAAAAAAAGAAACTTAAAAAGAAAAAGAAAAATACAACAGGTCTTGTAACAAAAGACGTGTTTGAACTTCAATTTGGATTTGAATACCCAAAAGTCTATCAAAAATATAGACATGTAGAACCAATTAGATACCCTAAAACAGACGGAAGCAATGGCAAAGTTAGTAGATTTCGCTGATCTGGGTCTTATTAAGACACCAGAGCGCACAGAGACTTACGTACCAGTAAGTCACCAAGAATTAGTAACAAGAATTAAAGAAGCAGGTACAAAACATTACAATACTGCACCTTTTGAAGAGAGACTAGAAGTAAATCATAAAGGCCAACAAATGTTTGGTAGTATGACATTTCATCATGGCTCTAGTTTAGCAGGTAGCGGTATGAATAGAAGTATAGGCTTTCGTAATTCTTATGACAAGACATTACCTATAGGTGTATGTGGTGGAGCATCAGTATTTGTATGCTCTAACCTTATGTTTACAGGTGATATTATTAAGATGCGTAAACACACGCAGAATGTAGAAGACGACTTAGATATTCTTATACAGAAGCTTTTTGCTGATGTAGATCGTCGTTATGATGAGTCTGTTGAAGCTAAACAAACTATGCAAGAAATAGAATTTAGCGATACAGACGCAGGTAATTATTTTGGTCAATTATTTGTAAATCAAGGTGTTTTGAACGGTGCACAACTAAACAAAGCAACTAAAGAATGGTTTGAATCTCCTGTATTTACTGAGCGTACAGCTTGGTCTGCATATAATGCATGTACAGAAGCACTTAAAGCTGCACATCCAATGAATGCTTTGGAAAAGTATACTAAATTACATACATTTACAAAAGAATTTTCGATAGACCCTTATCTTAATATGTTAAAACAAGAGCGTCTATTGTTCTAAAATGTAAATATGAAGAAAAGTCCCTATAACGGTAAAGAAGTTGGAATCTTTGAGATTCATAATATGTATAACGTTTTAAAGTTTTACTATGATGATCTCGAAGACCTTCCTCTTGACGCTGTAACAGATATAATACGGATTGAATTTGGTTGTAAAATAACCAGAAATAACGTATATTTATATCTAATTTTAGCACCGCATTGGGACAATGATGGTAATTTAATAAGCAATGAATAATTGTATACAATGTGCGGATGAATTAAGATGTTTACCAGATGATGCTTTGGTAAACTTAACTGAAGAGGAACTAGATAAATATTTAAATTGCGATGAAAGTGTCTTTAAACTTAACCAAGTTGAAGGGCAACAAACTGACTCCAAGCGAGTTTGTTTACATGTTAATTAAAAGCGAAAGCAGTAAACAACTCGAAAAGTACCTAGAAATCCTACCTATAGACGAAGCAAAATTGCAGAAGCGTGGCTTTATTAAAATAATGCCCGATGACTCTCTTACGCTCCGTCAAAAAGCGTTGGATCTGTTTAAGGTACGAGGATGTGAAGATTGTTGGAATCAATTTGCTATTGCCTATCCTAGGAAGGATCAAGGCAGACCTTTACATAATGATATGAAGCGTAACAAGCTTAAGTACATAGCATTAATAGAAAGGAACCCTGGTTTGCACGAAACTATACTTAAAGCTATTGCAGCTGAACATGAAGATAGAAAGCAAGCCAGCTACACTAATGAGTTTCGTCCACGTTGGAAAATGATGTCATCTTATTTAAACCAGGAAGCCTGGACTATGTATGATGGTATTGAACCCCCAAAAGCAAGTGACGAACAAAACTATGGAGGAGATTTAATATGAGTGAAGAACACAAACCTTTACCATGGCGCCATATATCTAAAGCGTCTAGTGCAGCATTGCGCTATATAGACGGTAGAAGAAAAGGCGAGATTAAATCTTTAGCTACCCCTTGGAAAAAGTTTAATAGAATTTCTATGGGTGGTATAGAATGGCAGACTATCACAACTATTGCTGGTATGTCTGGTAGCGGTAAGACTGCAATACTCGGCCAACTTGAGACAGGATTGAAAGATCTTAATCAAGAGGAAGATTTTGCAATGCTCTCATTTAACTTTGAGATGTTATCCTCACGGCTGATTGGCCGTAAACTTAGTAATAAGATGAATATTACTACACAGCAGCTGTATAGTGCGTCAGACACATTTAAACTGAATGACAATTACTATATGAATGCAGTACAGGAAGCTCGTAAGTTAAATAAGTATGATATAAATTACGTAGATATACCAGGTAGTGTTAAATCTTTAGAAGCTACAATATTAGCTTTTTCTAAAGAAAAGAACAAACCTGTTATAATTATGTTAGATCATACTCTACTTGTAAAGAAGGTGGGCGGTGCGCAGGATAGAGATTTACTCTATGATTTGATGGCTATGTTTAATGGTTTAAAAAAGGTTATTAGGGTGGCATTCATTCTAATATCTCAAATGAATCGTAACATCGAGGCATCAGAGCGTATACAAAACCCTGATTTACATTACCCTAAGAAGCAAGACATTTTTGGTGCAGATGCATGTTATATGTATTCTGACATTGTTATTGTAACACACAGACCAGAAATGCTTGGTATTAGGGCATACGGCCCAAAGAGATGGCCTACAGATAATGCTATATTTTGGCACTATCTGAAGGTTAGGGAGGGCGAGCCTTGCATTGCTTTAATGGAAAATGATTTGGCTCATAATCAAATATTAGATGCTAAACCACCAACCTATTCAAGCAATGAAAGTAAAGAAGTACGAGAAGAGAGTGTCGGTGATACTCTTGAACAAGCCCAAGGCTAGAGATTGTGATTATGTTTTATATGCATTTGTTTTATTAGCATACAATGTTAATTTAAATACTCTAAGCACCAGAGATTTTCTAAAAGGTTTACACAATAAAGAATACCCTTCATTTGAAGGGGTAGGACGTTGTCGCCGTAAACTTCAAGAAAAACATCCTGAGCTTAGAGGTAATAAATACAATGCAAGACATACAGAACAAGAAAACGTTAAAAAAGAAATCAATTTATTTTAATCATGGAAGAATCAGAAACAATTAAATGGGGCTTTAACGATGAGCCCCAAAACATTAGAAGTGAAGAACACAGAAACTATCTTATTACTAAATATAATAAAGATAAGCCTGAAGAACAACATGTTCGCACGATGGAAGAATTAACTATAGCATTAAAAAGAGAAAAACAAAACTAATGGCACAAGAAGTATTAATAGTTGGCGCTAGTGGGACAGGGAAATCCACTTCAATTGCAAATTTAAACCCTGAGTCTACATTTATTGTTAACGTAGCCCGTAAGGCGTTACCGTTTAGAGGATGGAAGACTAAGTATCCTATATTTGACAAAGAGAACCCACAAGGTAGATTCTGTTCTACAGATAAACCTAGTGAGATTCTTGGTTGTTTGAATTACATCAATGAGAAACGTCCTGAGATCAAGACGATTATTGTTGATGATTATCAATACACTATGGCTAATGAGTATATGCGTAGAGCTAACGAGACTGGCTTCAAAAAGTTTACTGAGATTGCTCAGAATGCTTGGTCAGTTATCAATGCAGTTAAATCTATGCGTGATGATTTATTAGTTGTATTTATGATGCACTCAGAAACTACATTTGACGCACACGGTAATAAAGTTACCAAAGCTAAAACTATCGGTAAAATGATGGACAATGTAGTTACTCTTGAGGGTATGTTTACAATTGTATTGTATACAGATGTCACAAAGAATGAAACTGGTATGACATATTCGTTTATTACACAAAACGATGGTGCTAATACTGGTAAAACTCCAAAAGACATGTTTGGATCTGTTAAAATACCAAACGATTTAGTAATGGTAGCAGAAGCTATCGAAGAGTATAATAATTAATTAATTTCTAAAAGAGAGAAAAATGTACGGAAGTAACGTAGAAAGTAACAACACAGGTGGTGTAGTACCATCGGTAGGTATTCAAGAAAATTGTGAATTAGTGAGTGTATCACTAAACATGGACAAAGGCGGAAGACTTGACTTTGAATTCAAGCAGTCTAATGGTGCAACAGTTAAACATGCAGAGTTTCCTGCTAACCCAGATTATGGTGATGTAGAAAAACAAGCTACAGATGTATCTCGTCGTGTAAAGCATATTGCTACTAAGTTTATGCCTGAATCAGAATTTGTAATAGAAAATGTTACATCTTTTGCAGATTATGCAAATAAAGTAACAGCTTTGTTTGGTCAAAAGTTCTTAAGTAAAAAGTTTAGAATGCTATTTATCTACAGAGGTAAGTATGCATCTTTGCCAAAGTACCCTAACTTTATTGAGTCTATGGATGTACCTGCAGACAAAACTAATATTTATATTTCTGATTGGAATAAGAAAAAGTTAGTTAAGCCTGAACCAGATGCAGCTACAGTAACACCAGATACAGTAATGGCCACTGGCGGCGCTGAAATGCCATTCTAATGTATGGCAGTAGAGTAATAGAACTAAGTGACGAAGAGATTTTAAATAAAATTACTTGTATAGATATTTTTGCATATTATATAGGTAAAGACTTTAAGATGGGGAGAGCTATGTGCTCTCCTCTTCGTAAAGATAAGTCTCCTTCATTTACTGTGTTTAAACATAATAGCGGTAAATTCTTTTTCAAAGATTTTAGTACGGGGGATTCAGGTGATTGCTTTACATTTCTAACAAAAATGTATAATCTTAAAAGATTTGACACATATCGTCTTGTAGATAACGACTTTCAATTAGGTATATCTACAAAATCTTTTACTGCCCCTACTAAAAAGTATATTGGAGAACATTTAAAAGAGTATGAAAACGTTCAATTATCTTCTACATTAATACAAATTAAATCACGTCCTTGGAATAATAAAGAGGACAAAACATTCTGGTCTAAATATGGAATATGTTGTAACATCCTTAATAAATTTCACGTCCAACCCGCAGAACACGTGTGGGTTAATAATAATCTTATTGTTAGCGCTAATAGGTACAATCCTATATACGCTTACAGTTTTGGACAAGGAAAAATAAAAATATATCAACCATATAGCAAATTTAAATGGCTTAGTAATACTAACGTGTCTGATCTTCAAGGTTTGAGCCAACTGCCTAAAAGCGGCGACACGTTAGTTATTACTAAATCACTAAAAGATGTTATGTGTTTAGATATATGGGGAATACCTGCAATTGCTCCAGCGTCAGAGAGTTGTGTCATTCCTGCAGATATTGTCAAGAATTTATATGACAGATTTGCACAAATATGCATATTATATGACTTTGATCGCACTGGCGTATCTTTTGCTAACAAACATAGAAAACTGTATGGATTTATACCATTATTTTTTACTAATGGAAAATTCAATACCTTTGACTACAAAGCAAAGGATTTGTCGGACTTTATAGCTAATCGTAGCTTAAGGGATGCGGCAGAGTTAATAGAATATGTATGCCAAGAGGAATATTTATACCAGGGAACGTCCCATCAAGTAAGAATGGTAGAAGATGGACAGGGAGATACTTTATAGTATCTAAACAAACGCAACGATATTACAAAGAAAGTAAAGAAGCGTGGAAAGACAATGAGAAAGTATTTAAAAAGATGATCAAAGGTAAATCTAAACCTTATAGAATATCATTTAAATTTGTACGTAAGAGTAAACATAAGTTTGATTATATCAATCCTGCTCAAACAATACAAGATCAAATGGTAAAATACGGTTGGATAGACGATGATAATGCAGACGAAATGCTTCCAATATTTGTTAAGTTTGAATATAATAAAGAAGCCCCAGGAGTTTATATTAACGTTTTAAAATCATAATTATGTCAAAACCCACTATTATATATCCAGAAGACTTTAAAACAAAGTGTTTTAATTATCTTCGACACTTTATGGATATTAGATTATTAATGTCTGCGATAGAGCACCGCAGAGATAATGTAGTACGATACTATCTTGAAAATGCTATAGATGATCCAGAATTATATGTGGATCATATGGTAGATGACGGAGATCGTGTTGTCGCAAATGCTAAAATTCATGCCCACAAGCAGCGGCAAGAATTATATAATGAGTATATGGATTTATTAACTAAAATTGAAGAAACACAAAATGCAAGACGAGAATTACTACGCTAAAGAATCTGTATCAAATAGCGATTTAGGATATTTAAAAATATCCCCAAGACAATTTCTTATGCGTAAGCAAAAAGAAATGCAAACTAAAAGTGCTGCAATGGAGCTTGGTACTCTTATTCATAAATTTACACTTGAGCCTGATGAGTTTATCATAGCTGATGTAGAACCTGTAACAGGTAAAATGGGGGAATACATACAAGCGTATTTTGAATTAGAGAAATCTGGAGTAGACAAAGATAAAATTGCTGAAATGGCTTACGCACATGCTCAGTATAAACCATCTCATTCTAAACCAGAGACTATTCTTAAAAGTTTTAAGAAAAAGCAAGAAAATATTGCTTACTATGAATTCCTTAAAAGAGCTGATGGTAAAATTGCTTTAGGGCAAAAAGACAAACAAGTTATTGAAGGATGTCTTACATCTCTTAGAGGACATGTAGTAGCTAATAAATTGCTTTTTAACGAGCCTGAAGGTAATGTAGAAACTTTTAATGAGAAAGAAATTTACTTTAATCAACATGGTGTAGACTGCAAGTCTAAACTAGACAGAATTATTGTAAATCATGACAGTAAAACAGTGACTATTGTAGATCTTAAAACTACTAGTAACCAAGTATATGGTACTTGCACCCCACTTAATACAGGTACAGGTATATTACTTAGAGACTGGCACACTACAGGATTTATGTATTCATGTTTACAATACTCTTACTACAGACAACTAGCATTCTATATGAACGCTGCTATTGCTGAATACCCAGACTATGGAGTAGAAGCTTTTATTGTTGCTGTAGATACAAAAGGTTCTTACGATGCAGCTGTTTATAAGTTGCCTTCAGAATGGATAGAAGAAGGTGTAAATGAGATACAATGCTTACTTAGCGAGTATCAATATTACAAAGAATCTAATTCTTGGTCCATAAAGCAAGGTTACGAACAAGTAGTAGAGTATTAATTTTTTTATTTATTCGCAATGAAGAGAGACTATGAAGGAAGATTGATGCGAAATAAATCTTTTACTTACATTTTACCTATGATGTCATTGTATTTTGACATTAAACCTCAGAATTTATTAAATACATTTTTACGCAGCAGCGATAAACCAGAATTTAAAAACCATATATTCTTTTTATATAAGTTTTCTGGAGATAAAAACTATTTAGTGTATGAAGATTATTTAGAAAATCAAGAATTGTTTGAAGTTTCTTACGATCCTGATAAACATCATACTTTATATTGTTTTAAAATTCCTGACAGCTATAAAGATATATACGATAAATTTCTGAAAGGTAGATATTCCGAATTTCCACAGGATTATAAAATTCATATTTTTAAATACCACGGTATTAAAAATCCAACACATAGAGTAGCACAAGTTTTATTTAGACACCCTGATCTAAGAGAAGAGTGGGAAGAAAAACTTGGAGTTGAAATATCAGATGAGGCAGAAGTTTCTTCTCCGCCTGATTTAGAGTTGGAAACATACCAAGAAGAATATAAATACGTTAATCCTTTAAAACCCGAAGAAAAACCATTTGAATAAATGAAACTACAACAACACACGAATGTCGAAGAAGTTATCGGCGTTCAAAAACAACACAAGTTCAAAATTACGGACGGATCACAGGCTATCATTATGGATAGCCTGATTAATTTATACTCGGACCCTATTGGTTCGATTGTCCGTGAGATCACTTCTAATTGTATTGATGCAAACCGCGAGCGAAACTTAAAGATAGACGGTAAAATTCCTATGGAAACAGAGGATGATAAGTCTTTCTGGTCTAATCGTCAAACGGTTTGTATCGAATATATTACGAAGAACACTATCCTAGGCGTGGATGAGTGTATTATGTTCCACGATTATGGTTGTGGTTTATCTCAAGAGCGCGTACAAAATGTATTTACTACATTTGGCGCATCTACTAAGAGAGATAACAACTACGAGATCGGTGGGTTCGGCCTCGGTGCAAAATCACCTTTGGCTTATGCAGATACTTTTTATGTATCTAGTAGACACAATGGTACTGAGACATATTATATGATCTATCGTAATAACGATAACGTTCCACATATGGATCAGGTATATCAGGCAGCTACAGATCAACAAAATGGTACCACTATTATTGTCCCTATTAAAAGCAGGTATGATGCTTCTGACTTTAGAGATGCCATCAGTAATCAGCTTGCATACTTTGACAACATTGTATTAAAGAATGTTGAAGAAGGTATAGGTAAAGTTCGTAACTATTATCACGGCAAGAATGTAATAGAAGAAACAGATTCTTATGTCATAACTAATGATGGCGCTGATCCGTGTCTTCTTGTAGGCAGAGTTAGGTATCCTATTAACTGGAGTATGCTTAAAGATGTAGATGAATCCTACTATAAAGCTAGTGTAGCTTTTAAGTTTAATATTGGTGTGCTTGATCTTGTACCTTCTCGTGAAGAGATACGATACACTCCTAAAACTATTAAACTTATTAAGACAGTACTTAATGATGTAAAGAAAAAGTTTAAGGATGATATAGCAGCCAAATATGCTGATATTACAGATTACATTGAATATTTACTTGCTATATCTAATATAGGTGGTGGAGGCTATCACTATTCATCTCTTACAAGTAGTGATCCATCAGCTGTAAAAGCTAGTATGGCAGCCTTAACAGCTTATGATGTGCAGTACAAGCCTAACGAAACCCTTACTCCTAGTAGAGGGCATGGTTATGATAGAGCTTTTCATCAAATATTTGATGGTATATCTGTGTATCATTGTAAGAAAACTAGTAATTCTTCTGCTATAGGCGGTGAAACTATATACAATAAAGAGTTGTTTAGTTGGCATGAAGTTTTTGATGCACTTACAAAGGTAGAGCATATGTATTATGTGCAAGGTAACTTTAATAAACTTAAGAGTTATTCTATTATAAATGGTAGAGAAGAAGAATCTTTTGTAGCATTTAAAGCAGATAAACTTAAGATCGGTGCTAAACTTGAATCTAAATCTAACAATCTTACTGACTCTCGTCCTCTAGCTCAGAAGCAAATGACATATACTACTGTGGCTAGATTACTTGGTCAATCTAAATGTATGATGTCCTATGAAGATGTAGAAGATGCAGATATTAGTGAGTCTTTTGGTGATGTGGTTGATAACAAGACCCGTCGTAAGATTAACAAGATGGTGTTTGCTCGTGATGCTTATGTTAAAGCTAGTGGCTATGAAGTAGGTATTAAATATTCTAATCATGAATATAAAATTGCTGATCTTCAAGAAAAACTACAAGAAGAAGATCCTACTTTAAAAGCTGTAGTCTATGCTGAAACTAAAGATATTGACGAACTTGAGAAAGTTGTCAAAATTCTTAGTAGCACTAAAGATTACATCTACAGTCAATACGGCGGCTATGATTATCACTTTGGAAGTCAATACAAAGTTTTAAAAGTCGCTAAGAGTGTAGCAAAAGATTTTAAAGATTTAGAAGGATTTATAACAGCACATGAGTTTATGAAAAGCCCAAAACACCTGCAGAGATTTATTACTGCACAGAAAATTAGTGGGTATATTAAAAGTTTTACATTTTTATCTAACTATAAAGAGTATAATGGATCATTGTTTGGTTTGTACAAATCTCTTGATAAGTATTGTAATGACAATACCAACAGTTGTTGGCGTTGTGAAGACGATATAAAACCTATAGTTAATGAGCTTATGAAACTAGATATACCAGATGAAGTTAGGTATAGTATGAACATGATAGATAAGCTAGAAGAGGTGGTAGAATATTCACAAGGTTTAGACCTTTTGAACTATGTAAACTTCTGCTCTACAGCTAGGAAATCTATAGAAGATTTCTTATCTTTAAAGGACAAACTACCTGGCAATCAACAAATTAAATTAACATTAACAGCTAAAAATCAAAATGAAAATGAACTACTTAGTAGCTAAAGTAACGCCGAGTGACGTTACAGTAATTATTGATGGAAAGCACAAGAGAATCCGAAAGGATTCTCCTGATGCTGAATTAGTTATTGCTCTCGTAAAGCAATACAATTCGTGTAATATTCTAACTGAGAGGGAAGATATTATTACAAAGATAGAAGAACTTTGCAATCCTGCAAAGAAAATTGAATTTAATTCTGATGGAAGATTTGAATTCGATGGTAACTCTGCTATGTATCTTAAAGGTACAAGCGATCCGATACCTGAGTTTCTTGCTAAAAAGCTTTTAGAATATATTGACAAAGGTTTAAACGTAGAAGCTCTGGTTAACTTCTGGAAGAACACGTTGCTTAACCCTGATAAAGGTGTTAGACAACAGCTGTTCGGATTCTTAGAACATAATGGACATCCTATCACTGATAAGGGATATTTCTTAGCTTATAAAGCTGTAGCTGTTAAACGTAAGTTTGATGTAGAAACAGGTGAAGAGGTTATAAGTATTCGTTATGACGAAGAAACAGGTGAGCGTGTGGAAGAAACTCTTAATCATTCTATGACGTTTAAACCGTTCCATTCTGGGTCTCATGGTATGACTATTAAAATGGGTGAGCCTATTACAATGCCAAGAGAAGAGTGTGATTCTGATCCTGATGTAACTTGTTCTGCAGGTTTACATGTAGGCTCTATGCAATATGTACATGATTTTGGTTACAGTGATAGAGTAATACTTGAAGTATTAGTTAGTCCTCGTAACGTTGTAGCCGTTCCTACTGACTATAACAATACAAAAATGCGATGCTGTGAATACTATCCTATTGCTATTACTAATGGTGAGAATGATACTATTTACTTAGAATCTGACTATGCAGCATTTGATCATGCTACTATGGAAGATGATATTGTAAACTATGAAGAATCTAAACGAGATGTAATTAAACAAATCGAAGATGAGTTAGCAGAACGCAGACTTGTTGCAGATTCTATTATAGATTAATATATTAAAAATCTAGCGTGTTGTTGTTGATTACTTGTTGTTGTGCTAGAGTTAGATAGAGGGGCCTTGAGCCCCTCTCTCTATTAATCTTGACAAGCTACAAATGTTTCAATTTGTATCGTACCACTACTAGATTTTGCTGATATTTTATCTATAGCAGTTGGGGCATCGTATGTAGTACCTATTGTACTAGATGAGTCTCCATCTTCTATAGCATTCATCAAACTATTGCCTAATAAAAAATGATCTTCTGGTTCTACTTTTACAAAGTATTCAGAATCTGCTTGAGATACTCGTAAGAAAATATCTGCAGAAGCATCTAAGTTTGTAATACGTAAGTATTGTACAGACCCGTCTTTAAATGTACCTGCGGCTGCAGCTGCACCAAATTTAATCACGTCTACAAAGTTAGTACCCACATCCATTATTCTGTGAGATACTTCATTTACAGTTTCAGTGTGTACGTTTGTTGTACCTCTATCAGTACTACCGTCACCCATTGTGACAGCTTCAGTCAGTGTTATCGTAAGTGTTGCCATTATCTATAATTATAAAAATTTGTATTAATCCTAAAAAAAATTGTATTTCATAGTAAGGAGCATATTCTTCTGGTTGGAAATGTCTAATCCCAAATAATAATCCTTTTGCCCATTGTATTCCAAAAGCTATCTTCATTATTTTACTGGTTTATATAAGAATCCTAATGCTTCGTCTATTTTTCTACCTGTTTGGTACCATATAGGAACTAAATCTTTGAATTCTTTTTCAAGTTTTAATGTCCCTTTACGTTTACCTTGTGTGTATGTTTCAAATTCACCTCCCATACTTACAGCTGCAATATCTGAGTAAAGTTGATCCATTAATTCAATACCATTTTGTATTAAACTTATAGATGCTGCAGGAGATCTTAATATTCTAAGCCCTTCTGTAATAGATGTAAATGCTCTAAGTTCTGAATACAATCTACGTGTGTAGAATGCGGTTAACATCATAAGAGCTTTTTGTTTTTCATCATCTTCATCTTGTGCTGCTGAATATAGTAAAGCACTAACGTTAGCGGCTATAAGCATTATAGTCATTTCTGTTACAGTCTTTAAAATATTAGCTTTTTCTCTAGCAGATAGTTTAGCCCAGTTATCAGTTGTTAGCTCTAAAGAGAATTTTTTATAATCTCTAAATAGATTTCTAATAAATCTAACTGTAGTTGTATATGTACCCTCATCTAGATCTTGTATTTCTCTACTGTAGTACAAATCTTCTGCCGTAAGCGCTTCATTTGGTATTAAAGATGTTCCTATACCTCTATATCTTCTACGTATTCCTGGTTCTAACCATTTTCTAAGCATAAATGCTAACTTACCTACAGCATGTCTTTGCGCCATAGCTTGGTTATTTGTAGTGTAGTTACCGTTTAGTCTACGATTTAAATGATTCAGGTATCTTTTTACTTGAAATTCAGCTTTTCTTCTATCTTTTAAAGATATTTCTAACCCGCTTTTAAGCTCTATTGATGCTCCTGTTCCTACAAAAGATTTTATCTTAAGTCTAGGGGCCTTTCCTTTATTGTCTATCTCATAGGCTTCATCATAAGTCATAGCTTCTTCTCTTGACTTAACAACCTCCCCTTTTTTATTTATATATTCCCCTTTAGAATTTTTAACTTTTATTCCTTGTAAAAACGAATACATTAATGTGTTTTGTATATAGTGTTCTGCTATATTAGTTACAAAATGTAAAGAGTTGGTATCTGCAATCTGACTAGTTTTTGTTGCACCTGCAAACTTTTTTGCTACAGCGCTAAAATCTTGTGTTGATTCAAATATTTCAGATAATAACCCTGTTTTAGAGCTAGGTACAATTTTACCTATGTCTCCTGTGATGTTAACTATATCTGCATCATATTTTAACTCTGCTTTTGCAACATCTTTTTTATTAAAATCTATACCACCTACAGATTCTATAAACGTCATAGTTTTACCTTGAAATACAGAAGCTCCTGCAGAGAAATAGTTACCTATTAAAAACAGGTTCCCTGTATACTTCATTAAAGAAGATGTTAGTTTTTGCATAAATGGATTACCTAGAGCTTTAACTCCATACAATCTGTCTTCTATTAAACTACTTAAAGCTTTATAAGAGTTAGACTGATCTCCAGGAACTGTTGCAGGTGTTTGATCTCCAAACCCTAGCTTTGCAGCTATTTTAGTTTTACCGCCTAAAGTTCTTTGAACCACTTTTCTTGTAGCTAAAGATTCTCTAAATACTTCTAGCATAGGTAATGCCTTATATTTTTCTGCATAGTTTGTAGACCCCCAATAATCCATTAGATATATACTAAGCAAATCATAAGACTGTGTCTTTGCATTTACTTTATTATAATTTCTAAAATATTTAGGTATTGTTTTTAACTCAGTTGTATCTGCGTCTACAAGTACTTTAATTTGTCTTTTTAAAGTATTCCAAACTTCCATTTCCACTTCGTCTGGATTCTCTTTATGCAATTCTATATCTGATGCTCTTACCTTAAAACTATCTCCAAGACCAGCTCTTACCCAATCTATTACACCGTTTTCAAAAACATTCTCTAACCCTGATTTTTCTATAGCAGGTAATTTAAATCCTGCAGGGTGCCCTAAGTAGTTTTGATCTCTTTTATTTGCAAGGTCTGTTAAGAATTGGTACATATCATAATTAGCTTGCCCTTTATTTTTTTTATCTCTAAAATATGCAAACTTAGGGTTATTCCATTTAGATGCAGGTTTATATCCATCCTGATCTTTAACTTGGTTTACTCTAGACCATTGAGTGTAAGCTCTTTTAGCTGCTATAGCTTCATTACTCTCTTCTCCAAACTCTTCCTCTGCTTCTTTCAAAGCATTTATTTTTTCTCTTCTTTGTATATAATACTCTGATTTAATAGGACCTATTAAATATCCTGTTAAATTACCTTTTCCATCTTTTGCTAGTAAGTCATCATACAATGTTTGCATGTTTCTAGTATCTTTTCCAACTTTAAATCGCTCGAATAGATCATACGCTTCTTTTGTTTTATTTATAGTCTCGCGCATTACATTATAGTCTGCAGAGTCTAATATTTCTACAGCTATTTGTACTATCTCATCAGTAAGATCTCTAGGGTTACCAAATAATGCATCAAGAAAACTAATATCTTGACTTTTATTTATTAGCATATTTTTAATAGATGCTTTCTGACTGTCTTTTATAGACTGCTCTTCTTGCTTTACTCTATTTGCTACATGCTCGTCTAATGCTTTTTGATAATCTGCTTTCTTAGCTCCAGGGTTATTTCTTAACCAAACACTTCTAGGTTCAAAAGCATTTCTAAATCTTCTTTCCGCAAGCCTTAACTGTTTTCCAGGCAACTCTCCCCAAACATCTCCTATTCTATCTACGTATCCCTCAATTAATCTTTTTCTTGTACTAACTATACGAGATACTAAATCTTTATACTTTATACCTTTCTTTTCAAAGTATTTTTTTATTGCAGGACTTTTAGTGTCTATTAAATAAACAACATCCTCAATAGCATTAAAATATGTAAACTTAGTTAAGTTCTGATAGTAATCGGATACGTCTAGAGCTAAATTATCTAGCGCTTTATTTACATTAGTAAGTAATGTATCTACTTCTTGCACATATTCTGCAAGCCCTATTTCTGTATTTTTTACTTTTAAACTAGTTAGTATCTTTTCTAACTGATTCTTTAATCTTTCTTTAGCACGACGTCTAACATCGTCCTTTGCTTTCATCATTACACCT